GAACGGGCCGAGACGGAAAAGGCGGAGGAACGGGAGGCTATGGCCTTTACGTGACGACAAACACTGGACCTCATGCTTATGTTATTGGTGCTGCCGGCAGTGCAAAGGGACCTGGTGGGGGCACGGCTCCTTCTGGAAACGGAACATCGTTTGGAAGTTTTGCAGTAACTGGAGGCTCAGGTGGATCATCTTACTCATCTCCTTCATCACCGAACGGCACTCCTGGAACTGCTCCTGGTGCTACATTTACACTTTCACCTGGAATAACAACTGATAATGAATTAAGACACTTATTCCAAAACGGAACTAATAATGGTAATGGCGCAAATAATGTTGGGCCAAGTCCATCTTCACAATCTGGTAATCCTGGTTTTATACACGTATTTGAAAACGTAGAACCAAGTTAAAAATTCTATGGCTTTTGTTTATATAAATAAATCAGACTTAACAATTAACAGGGTCGCTCTAAACGATGAAGATAAGAATAAAATTTTATCTCACATCGACATGGAAGCTCATAATGAAGTAGAGATCGCAGAAGCAGATTGTATAGGTTTTTTAAATAATACCAAAAAACTAGTTAATGTAACAGCAACTTCTATTTCTTTAGAAGATTGGGACGGTACTTCAGTAGATGGTAATCAAATTGAACTTAGTTTAGAACAAGTTAAAGCTATTGCTGCTCAAGATCTAAAAAATTTAAGAGATTATTTAGGTAGTATGGCTAATGATAATCATCATTTTTTTCCAAGAATATGGGAATATGTAGTTTACTTAGAATCCGTAAACTTAGAAGAAATATCTTATCCTATTAACGACTGGTACGTTTATTTAAATTCTATAGGTCAATCATTCATTAGAACTTTACAATTACCATAATTTTATCTATATAACCTTTATGTCTTCTATAAAAGATTATGTAAAGATTTTTGATAATGCTATTCCTCCTAAATTAATATCTTATTTAGTTAGATACGTTAACCATTTAGATAAGTTTAAAGATGCAACTATTATTGGTGATGGAAAAGGTGAGATTGTAAATAAAAAAATTAGAGATGTAACTAATTTAAGATTAGACTCATGGATGCCAGAAAAAACTGGAGTTATGTTTTATAATAAGTTTAAACAATATATTATCAATTGTTTTTTACGTTATCAAAAGGAAGTTACACCATATGCGTTTGGAGGACAAATGTACATGGAAGTTTTAAAATACAAAAAAGATGGTCATTATGGTTGGCATGTAGATCATGCATCTAATCTAAACAGAACACTTAGTATTATAATATTTTTAAATAATGATTATGAAGGTGGAGAGCTTTTAATAGCTGATCCTCTTTCAAATGAAAAAGAAAAAGATGCACTCGTGGTAAAACCATCACCAGGTAAATTAATTATGTGGCCAAGTAGTTTTATGTACCCACATAAAGTAAAACCTGTAACGAAGGGCAAAAGATTTACAGTAGTCTCATGGATAACTTAAAATATAAATTAATAAAAAATTTTTTAGATAAATCTGAAATAGATTTAATTTTACAATATTCTCATATAAAGCATATGATAGATGAAAAACCTAGAGAAGATCCTCAAGCACCTTTTTCGTCATATTTTTATGGAGACCCATTAACAGACGCACTATTATTAAAAAAACAAGATTTTTGTTCTCAGCAAGTTGGCAAAAAATTATTACCAACTTATTCTTATTGGAGAATGTATTTGTGGGACCAAGATTTAAAGAATCATAAAGATAGAGCAGCCTGTGAATATTCTTTTAGTATACATGTAGGCGGTGATAAAAAATGGCCTTTTATAGTTGATGGTAAAAATTTTGACTTAGGTAAAGGTGATGCAGTTTTTTATAAAGGATGTGAAGTGCCACATATGAGAAAGCCATATGATGGTGATTGGTATGTGCAAATTTTTTTACATTACGTTAATGCTGATGGTCCTAATAAAGAATGGCTTAGAGATAAAAGACAGCATTGGGGTATTGTAAAAAATTAAAATGATTTGGGAAATATTAGGTCAAAAGTTTTATAGAGATTTTGAAGTATTAAACTCTTATGAAAGATTTGAAATTCTTTCTGATATAAAAGACGATATTAAAAGTGGTCATATAGCTAGAGGCGTACCTTACATACAAACTGTTGCAGATGCCTACAATAGACATGGGCAAAAAATTCATTGGAATTTATTATTAAATTTTTTTAAAAACAAAATAAAAACGTATACAGGTAAAGATGTTAGACTTTATCAATCTTGGGCAAATTTAAGTAATGAAGAAAATGATTACAAAATGCATAGTCATGAAACAGATTTAACCTGTGTTTATTTTGTAAAAGGAAAAAGATTTGAATATGGAACAAACTTTGAATCATTTATCATTCCATTTGTAGAGAACTCTACTCTTATTTTTAATGGTCAAATAAAACACTCAATAATAAATATGCCTCATGAGCTAGCCCATCAAAAGCTTAATCATAGATATACCTTAGTTTTCGACTTTAACTACATTCTTTAAAACCTTATTACAAGGTGTTATAATCCTGATATGCCATTAGCAAAATATAAAATAGCACCTGGATTCGACAAACAATCTACACCAGCGGACGCAGAGGGAAGATGGGTAGATGGAGATAATGTCAGATTTAGATATGGTGAGCCAGAAAAAATAGGCGGTTGGTCTGCCTTAGTAGATAATAAATTAGTTGGTGTAGCTAGAGCGCAACATGTTTGGTCTAACACAGACGGAAAAAGATATGCTGCTATTGGTACAGACAAAGTTTTAATTATTTATTTTGACGGCGCTTTTTATGATATTACTCCTTTAGATACTGATAATTTTTCTACAGGGGCTAACATAACAACAACTAACGGATCTGCCACAGTAACTATCACAACATCTTCACAACATGGATTAGAGGTTGGTGACATTATAACTTTCGCAAACGCAGGATCATTTACCGGCGCAAACACTGATTATGGTGCCACAGATTTTGATGATAAACTGTTTGAAGTAATTACGGTTCCTACTTCTTTAACTTTTACAATCACCATGCCATCAACTGAAAGTAAATCTGGGGTTACCAATGACGGTACGTTAGATGTAAGACCTTACGCCGTTGTCGGACCAAGAACACAGACATCTGGCTATGGATGGGGAACTTATTTTTTTGGCGGGAGAACAATTGCAAGAACAACCACAACAATGAATAATGGAGGCACTCTTGCTTCAGGAACCACGGCTCAAGTAATCTTAACTGATGCTAGCTCTTTTCCTGAATCTGGCGTGATAAGAATTGGTAGTGAAGATATAGCTTATGCCAGTAAATCGAGTAACACCTTACAAACTTTATCTAGAGGACAAAACGGTACATCACCCGCTAATCACGCTGATGGATCGACAGTCACAGATATTACCAATGATATTGCATGGGGTGAGGCCTCTACATCTTCAAATGTAATTATAGATCCTGCTAATTGGTCCTTAGATAATTTTGGAAATATTTTAATTGCAACAGTACATAATGGAGAAACATTTACTTGGGATGCGTCAGCTTCAAACCAATTAAACACACGAGCGACTTTAGGGACTGGTATGCCTACTAAATCAGTTATGACCGTTGTTTCAGATAGAGACAGACATTTAATTCATTTGGGCACGGAAACGACTGTAGGATCTCCAGGCTCTCAAGATAAAATGTTTATTAGATTTTCAGATCAGGAAAGCACAAGCACTTATGAGCCTACATCTACAAACACAGCTGGAACTTTCACGTTAGATGATGGAACACAAATAATAGGTGCAATAAAAGGTAAGGATTATATATTGGTTTTAACTGACACCGCCTCTTATGAAATGCAATTTGTTGGACCTCCATTTACTTTTTCTATTAGAAAGGTTGGATCAAACAATGGCATAATAGGACAACATGCAGGAATTTTCGCTAATGGTGCAGTTTATTGGATGGGTAAAACAGGAGGGTTTTATGTTTATGACGGAACTGTGAAATCTTTACCATGTTTGGTAGAGGATTTTGTTTTTACAACAACAGGTAACAATCCAGGTATAAACTATGATTCAGGTCAAATCGTTTATGCGGGTATAAACGAATTGTATTCAGAAATTAATTGGTTTTATCCCTCAGCTAATTCAACAGCGATAGATAAAGTAGTTACTTACAACTATGATGAAAATGTTTGGACTACAGGGACATTAGATCGAACTACATGGATGGGATCAACTGTTTATGAACAACCGTATGCTACTGATTTTATCTCATCTGATGCTCCTACTTTTCCGGTGGTAAGTGGAGTATCTAATGGAGCTACAATTTATTACGCTCATGAAGTTGGAATCAATCAGGCTAATGCGGACGGAACTGAAACAGCGATTACTTCATTTATTAAATCTGGTGAATTTGACTTAAATGGTAATCAAGGTGTACCAGGTGATGGAGAATTTATTTTAAGTATGAGAAGATTTTTACCTGATTTCAAGAGAATTTCAGGTAATGCAAAAATCACTATATTTCTTAATTCTTTTCCACAAGGCTCTACGGCTGCATCTAGCCCGTTAGGCCCATTTACCATCAGCGCTACCACAACCAAAATAGATACAAGAGCTAGAGCAAGATTAGCAGCTGTTCAAATTGAAAATGAAAATTTAAATGAAAGTTGGAGATACGGAACATTTAGGTTTGACATCAGACCTGATGGTAGAAGATAATGGCTAAAATAACTATACAAATACCTGAACCTAAACAAAATTATTCTGTTGATGATCAAAGACAGATTTTACAAGCCTTGAGAACTTTACAATCTCAATTGAACTTTTCCTATGAGAATGATATCAGAAACAATAACGATGCATTTAATTATTTTTTATCATGACATTACAATATAAAAATCAAGGATATAAGCAAGCAAGCACAGGTAAAACTACAGTGCTTACATGTCCAACAAACGCAACAATAATAATTAAAAGTATTTATGTAGCTAACAATGATGCCTCATCAGCAATTTTAGTAAATATGAATTTAGTTGACTCTTCAGATTCTAGTACAGAATATGAATTTTTTAGAGACGATGTTGCAGCTAAAACACAAGTAAACGCTACACCTCAAGGTATCAATCTCGAGGCAGGTGATGCAATTACAGTAACAGCAGCTTCAGGAAGTAATAAAATTCAAGGAGCTATTAGTTACGCACAAATAGACAGATCGCAAGAGAATGGGTAAAAAGAAACCTTTATTTGGTGTAAATAATTATCATAAACGCACTCCAAAAAAACGTCCTGGTGTACACACAAAAAGACTTAACAAAAGAAAACCTCATCGTAAGAAATATATTGGACAAGGGCGTTAATATATTGTATTTAAAAACAAATGACAGTTTATCAAAAAATTAAATGCACTACAAAAACTATTTATAGAAGCATAAAAACAAATGAAAGGTATGAAACTGAAGAGGCTTTTTTAGCTAATCACTCAAAAGAAGATATGGCAACAGATGTTGAAGTGCAAGTTCCGGATCTTCCTCTTTTCAGTAAAACAAAAAAAAATTAATGGATCCATTAGGCGGAACAGAACTTCAATATCAATTTTTAAAAGAACATGTGTCTGCAGATTTGTTAGAAAAATTTCAGATTTGTTTATCGGTGCCTGGTAGAACACCTTTAGCTAAGGACAAGATTAATATTCTTTGGCAAAAGATGGCACCCGATCAACCGCATTTTCAAGATTTTTTTAAAGATCAAAAACAAATAGCGCAATACGATTATTATGTATTTAATAGTCATTGGAATTATGAACAATTCAGAAAAAGTTTTAATTTACCAACTGACAAATGCACAGTAATAAAAAATGGTATACCTGAGATAAAATTAAGAGATTCTGAAAAAAGAATAGATAAGTTGAGATTAATTTATCATCCAACTCCATGGAGAGGTTTATCTGTTTTATTAGGAGCTATGCAACTAGTTAAAAACCCTAATGTAATATTAGATGTATATAGTAGCACAAAAGTTTATGGATCTGACTTTGAAGCAGATAATGATAGTGAGTATAAACCCTTATATGAACAAGCTAAGGCTTTACCTAATGTAAATTATATTGGTTATAAAAGTAATGATTATATATTAGAAAATTTACATAAGTATGATGCTTTTGTATATCCCAATATTTGGGAAGAAACCTTTTGTATTTCTGCTTTGGAGGCATTAGCATGTGGTTTGTATGTGGCCACTACTGATAATGGAGCTTTGTATGAAACATGTTCAGAATTTCCTATTTATGTTCCATTTGATAAAGATTGGAGAAATTTAGCTGTGCAATTTGCAGCTGTCATAGACGGTCTTCATCAACAAATGAGCACACAGGGTTGTAGAAATCATCTTAAATTTCAACAAAGGTTTTATAATCAGTTTTACAATTGGAAAACTGTTGGTTTACAATGGAGCAATTTTTTAAACGGAGCTTTAGCAGCAGAAAATGAAAAACATCAGTCAAAATAATTTTGCACAACCTATTTGGTTTGAAAACAAAGATGCTAATAAAAAAAAGAATTTTAGTATTTTTGTTGCTACACCTGTACACTCTGAAGTTTCTATACATTATACGCAAGCTATAATAGAATTTCAAAAACATTGTATGAAGAATAATGTTTTAGTTACATTTCAACTTATGAAATCATCGTTAGTTACACAGGGTAGAAATTTATGTGTTTCTAGTTTTATGGAAAGTAATCACACACATTTACTTTTTATAGACTCTGATATTGATTTTAGATCAGAATCTGTATTTAAAATGATATCAGCTGATAAAGATGTAATATCAGTTCCTTATCCATTAAAAGTTTTGAAATGGGATAAAGGTTGGGAGAAAATAAAAAATGGACAAATCAAATCTGAAGAAGATTTAGAGAGAAAAGCTTTTTACACTTATCCTATGAAAGTAGAAGATGACACTCAAATAAAAGTTAAGAATGGTGTTATAGAGGTTACACACTCACCAACAGGATGCATGTTAATTAAAAGAGAGACTATAGAAAAAATGATAAAAGCTTATCCTGAAATGGAAATAAAACAAAAAACAGTAATAAACGGAGAATTAATAGATAGGCCTTATTTTTATAATTTTTTTGATACTTATTTCGATCCTGAAATTAGAGCTTATATGGGGGAAGATTTTGCTTTTTGTAAAAGATGGAAGGATACAGGCGGTAAATGTCATGCCCTTATTACAGAAAGAATAACACATGTAGGCGAACATCAATATAATGGGTGTTTTGCTGATGAGTTGATCAAAACTAAGTAAAATGGTAATATTACACAATAACGTTAAAGTAATATTATGGATCCATTTACAATAGCACTAGCCACATTTGGCATACAAAAACTTCGTGGAAAATCTACTAGAACTGCACTTAAAGATGCAGCTTTAGTGGGAGGTACGACTTATGGTTTTAATCAATTAACAGCTTCTCTTGGAGCACAAGCAGGAGCAGGAGCAGGAGCGGGAGCAGGGACTGGAATCGCTGCACAACAATCTGGTCAAGCGACAGCAGCAGCACCGTTAAAGAAAAAAAGTTTTCTACAAAAGTTATTAGGTGAAAGAGCAACTAAAGATGCAGCAGGCAATATTATAAAAGAGGGCTCAGGTTTTAGAGGATTAGGGACAGGTGAAAAGTTATTTTTAGGCACTACAGCTTTAAGTTTAATACCAGAGGATGAAGTTCCATTTGAACCTCCTTTTTCAGAAGAGGATTATAAACAAGCTAAAATTAGAGAAGCAGCTAAATTAAAAGGTGGCTTTGAGCCTGCACCAACTTATACTGGAGGTATACAATCCTTCGCACCTGCATCAATATATGCAGCTAAAGGAGGCTTAGCTGAAATTAAAAAATTTAATGAAGGTGGTATAAACTATTTACCTTCTAAGTCTACTCATGATGAAAATGATGTACACAATTATGTGAGAGCACAAGGATATGTTGAAGATGGTGCAGGAAATGGTGACAAAGATGAAGACACAATGTTGGCACAATTGGCTGACGGTGAATTTGTATCAAGAGCGGACGCAGTGTTAGGAGCAGGTATTTTATCTGGCGCATCACCTAAAGACAGAAAAGATATGAGATCAAAAGGTGCATCCTTTTTTTATGATCAACAAAAAAAGTTTAAAAGAATTTTTGATTTAGTAGATGCAAAGCGAGAAAAGACAAATTAGTAAACAAGTTTCGGTTCTTGCAATAGAACCAAAAGAGATTGAGAGATATTGGAACCTTGTTGAGTTTTTTATTAGGCAAGGGATCAAGTATGAAGATGACTGGATATCAGTGCCTCTTTTTAAGAAATATTTAAAAGAGAATGCTTATCAGTTATTTATAATGTTTGGATCTGATGATGGAGAAAAACATAAGGTGTTTGGTACTTTTGTAACTAGGATTACAGCGTTACCAAACTTTAAACAAGTAGAAGTTGTTTTGCTTGCAGGTGAAAAAAGAGAGCTGTGGCAAGATGAAGTTTCTGAGATGCTTGAACATATTGCTGTTCAATACGATTGTAAAAGAATAGCAATATTTGCAAGAAAAGGTTGGGAAAGATTTCTTAACTCAATCGGCTGGGAAACAAAAAGGTATTTATTTACTAAGGAGATAAAAAAATGAGTTTTATATTTGGAGGAGGCGGATCAGCACCAGCACCAACACAATCTGGATCATCCGTAGTAACTCAAAGAGAAGCACCTGAAGTAGAAGCACGGAAACTCGCTCTCTATGATGAGGCTGCAAGATTAGCAGCTCAACCTGTTTCTTTGCCTGCTATTCAAGCTGCACCAGCCACGGCTGCAGAAACATCAGCCTTTCAACAGGCTGCACAAACTGGAACAGGACAAGCAACTGTTACTGCAGGTATAGGGTCCATACTTGGAGCTCAAGCACCAAATATTCAACAATTTTTAAATCCATATCAACAGTTTGTTACTGATGAAATAAATAGACAAGCTGCAATTGGTCAAAATAGATTAGCAGCTCAGGCTGTAGGGGCAGGAGCATTTGGTGGTGGTAGAGAAGGAGTTGCACAGGCAGAATTAGAAAGAGCGAGATTAAGTCAAATAGGTCTAGCACAACAAGCTGGATTCCAACAAGCTTTAGGTGCTGCACAAAGACAACAACAATTAGGATTACAATCTGGACAATTGTTAGGGGCACTCGGTGGACAACAACAAGCTCTTAGATTACAAGATATACAAACAGGTTTACAAGCCGGTGCAGTTGAAAGAGGTATAGGTCAAGCAGGATTAGAGGCAGCTAGACAAACTCAATTACAAAGATCTTTTGAACCATTCCAAAGAATAGAATTTTTAAAAGGTATCTTAACTAATTTACCAACAACACAAAGTAGTATTACAGCAACCACGGCTCCCGGATCTAATCCATTAGCTCAAGCTTTAGGTACTGGCTTAGGTGCTTACTCTGCTTACCAGTTTACTAGACCAGGAGGATAAATGGAGAAAGTTCTAACCAGAAAACTTTTTAGAAAAAAGTATTATCAAAAGCATGGACCCTCTAAAAAAAGTGGTGGTTTAATTAATATACAAAAGTTTCAAACAGGTGGTTTATCATCAAAAGAAAAAGCAATATTAACTTTACCATTTGCACAAGCTTTTTTATTAGCTGATCAAAGACCTGGAGAAACTCAAAGAAGTTCATTAGCTAGAGCATTAGGTGCAGGTTTTGCTGGCGTGCCTGCTAGTATAGAGGCTCTTAGTAAATTAAGACCAAAAAGAAATCAACTATTAACTCCAGCTGAAGTTAAAGCGGCAGGTCTTACTGAGGGTACAGTAGCACAAAGAGATGAAAAAGGTAAAATAAATGTTGTGCAAGCT